GTTCCATTATTTTCTATATAGTATAATAGCTATTTTTATTTTTTCACTTTCTGCAAAAAATAAAAACGACTTACTGTTTTTATAAAAACAATGGAACCAATGGAACCATTGGAATAATCCTTATATACCAAGGCTTTCGACGGTTCCATAAAAAGTTCCAAAGCAGTTCCGATGTCACTTTTTGTTGAATCACTGCCCCACTGCGTAAAACGCGGGCCATGCGGGAGAGCAGGCTTGTCAACTTTTGGTGACACCGCCGCGGTTTTGGCCTGTTCCGTCGGAACTTTTTGCCGCCCTTTGGTTCCACTGCCGTGGGGAAAGAGAGGGGCTTTCGCCCCTCCCCTCGCGTCACTTTTCCGCGCGCTGATAGACCCACTGCGCGCCGTAATAGCGCAGCTTTTTCTTCCTGCTGCTCTTCTCCCAGCCCGGGAGGCTGTTGAGGATGTTCGCAAGCCTGCGGGAGAGAAGATCGCTCCCGCCGCTCTTGCGCCGGTCCTCCCCGCACAGCTCCACGCGGATCTCCGTCAGGCTCACGCTTTCGCGGCGCTTCGTGCAGGCGATGCCCTCCGTCACTGCATCCCCGTTGATGAAGTCACGCCGTGCCTCGGGGGAGAGCTCATCCCAGTTCTCCGGCAGCAGCCGGTCGAGGTATTCCTCCACCATGCCTTCGAGCTCGTCCTGCACCGTGCGGGCGGCCACGCTCTGCCCCCACGCCGCGCGCAGCTCGTCTGTGTCCAGCCAGAGGCTTTCGCCGCTGCGGTAGGCTGCCACGGCCTCGGCCCATATCTGATCGACGTTCGCCTCGAACTTCTCGCGGTCCAGCTGTCCGCTCACGGTGATCGGCCAGTAGCGCCGGTTCCCCGTGCGGTCGCGCAGGAACTCCTCTTCGTTCGTCGTGCCGAAGAACACGCACTGCCGCTTGAACGTCGCGGCCCTCCGGCCATAGGCGGGGCGGTATGTGTCCTCGCACTTGGAGAGGAACGTCTTCACCGTCTCCACGTCGCTGCGCTTCATGCTCGCGAGCTCCGCGAGCTCGATGATCCAGTTTCCGTGCAGGGATTCATAGCCGTCCTTGCTGTTCATGTTGATCTCGCTGTCGTTGAACCAGCCGCGCGAGAGGATACCGGCGAAGCTCGACTTGCCGATGCCCTGATTGCCCACCAGCACGATGGCTTGATCGAACTTGCACCCCGGCAGCATCACGCGCTTCACGGCCCCGCACATCCACTTCCGCGTTGCCGCGCGGACGTAGGGGCTGTCCTCCGCACCGAGGTAGTCAATGAGCATCGTGTCGAGGCGGGGCTTGCCGTCCCACGTCAGGCCGTTCAGATACGCGCGGACGGGGTGGAAGGCGTTCGCCCGCATGGCGAGCTCCAGCGCGTTGCGCAGATCGTTCTCGCTACGGAACTTCCACTTCGCTTGCAAGTACCACCGCAGGCCCGCCTCGTCGAGGTCGACCCACAGCATCCCGCGCCCGCCGCTCTTCACCTGCCCCGCGGGCCTCCACGGCACGTCGCCCAGCAGGCACGGCATGTCGGAGAACAGGTTATAGCCGAACTTGCCCTTCAGCACCGGGTCGTTCAGCAGGATCAGCAGCGCGTTGTTCACCGTCGGCTCGCACTCGCCGGTCTTCGGGTGCAGCTCCAGCTTTTCCTCCCAGTGCTCGTCCTCGATGGCTGCCGCCGTGCCCTCCAGCTCGCTCTCGCGCACGATGTCGGCGAATGCCTCATCCGCCTCTGCCCCGCGCTCGGCCACGAGCTCGCGCTTGACCTCGGGCAGCGCCGCGGCCCAGCGGCTCATGGCCGCGTAGCTTGGCAGCTTCGTCACCGGCACGTCGATCTCGTCCTCGCGGTCCATCTCTCCAAACTTATGGATGCGGACAAGGTCAAAGGCGTTCACGCTCCGGCCCCCCGCGGGGTCCGTTGCGTGGTTCGAGTAGAGGAACGCACCGTCGTTGTAGATGATCGCGCCGCCTGCCGTCGACCCCTTGGCGTATGTATAGCGGTCCTCCTGCGCCGTCGGCGTGTAGACTTCGGGAATAAACTCCGCGATGGCCGCGGGCACGTCGTAGGTGCGGCAGAATAGGCCCACGATGCCCGGCTTTTCCGTCGGCTCACCCGCCTTGGCGATCAGCTTCTGCCGGACCTCCGCCTCGCTCTTGGCAATGGGCCAGAGCGTCGTGTCGCGCCACGCCTCGCCGGGGCCGTAGGAGGCGAGCACTTCGTCGGGGTTCAGCAGCGGCCCGTCCTGCTCGTGGAAGCTGTACGCGCCGTCCTTCGGGCACGTCGCCCAGAACATCAGGCGCGCCACTTCGTAAGTCGTGGGGTCCATCGTCTCGATGTCCAGCCACGTCGCCACCTTGCGCGCCACGGCGGGGTATTCGTCCGGCGTCATCGGGCGCGACGTGGGGATGATCCAGCGCAGGCGGGGCTTCGCCTCCGTGTGGCTGTGCGTCGTGTAGCAGCACATCCTGTATTCGAGCAGCATCGTCACGCTCTCCCATGCCTGCGGGTGAGCGCTGTCCGCGTCGAGCGTGAGCATACTGCGCTCGGTGACGAACTCGGTCTTTCGTCTGCCGCTGCTCAGTGCACCGGCCACAAAGCCGCCCGCCGCTTCCTTCGCCGCGTCGCGCTCGTCCTTGCTCATGGCACGGTATTCGCGCACCGTTTCCGCCGTGCGGAGCGGCGTGCGCAGCTTGTCGAGAAACGCGTCCCACGTGATCTCACTTGTGCGCCAGTGCTGGCTTGTCTTCTTTCTCGCTGTTGCGATCTTCATACTGCCTCCGCTCCCTCTGGTAGAATCTCGGGGTGCTCCGCCGCATACGCGGGGAAGCGCCTGCGCGCCTCGGCGAGAGCCGCCCCGTGCAGCCGGTACATCTGCCTCTCTTCGTAGTACAGCCCGTATTCATGCAGCCCCGCGTTCACGTCGGGCCAGCCGAGGCCGTCCGCGTACCGCAGCCGCAGGATCGAGCGGTGCTTCACATCCGGCAGCGATGAGATGAAGTTCTCCACCGCGTCGATCTGCCGAAGATACGCCGCCGCTTTCTCCCGCAGCGCGTCGGTCTGCTCCGCCGCGGCGATGAGCAGCGCGTCCTTGTGCGTGTCTCCCCCGCCGCCCGGAACCACGCTGTACGCCGCCGTCGTCCTCTCGCACTGGGCGCGCAGCTCGGCGAGGCGATGCTCGCATCGGCGCTTCTCGATCCGCGCCTCGCGCACTGACCGCAGGAAGTCGCGCGCATCATAAGTCATTTGCTCCATTCCTTGTCCTCCCTCGGGTCATAGGGTTCCAAGCACACGTCGCACCCCACCACCACGCGCGTGAGGGCGTGGCGGTAGAGCTTACCGCACTCGGAAAAGCAGATCGGACAGACGAGCACCGGCTCGTCCGGCGGTTCAATGCGTCGTTCAGGCTCGTTCATTTCGCATCCGCCTTTCTGTCATCCAGCTTCACCTGCAAGCGCTCCAGCGTGCGCCCCACCTTCTCGTCGCGTCTGCGGCGCAGGAGCTCGTGGCCGTTGGGGATGAGATAGGCCAGCTCGTCGAGCATGATGCTCACGTCGGCCATTTCCTCGATCAGGTGGTCCAGCGTCTGCGCGCTCGGCCGGCGCTGCTTCTTGCTGACGGCCTGAATCAGCTCTGCACACTCTTCCTGAAGCAGGTTCTGCGCGATAAAGCCGCCGTTCACATCCGCGATGGCGCGGACGTTGTCGGGCGTGTCAAACTCTGGCTTGTATTCCTTGCCCAGAATGATCTCCAGCATCGTGATCGCGCGTTCGGTGTCGCCGTCGGCCAGCCAGCCGCAGCACTTCGCCGCAGCGGGTTTCATCATCTCGGGAAACGGGCAGTCGCATGTGCCGTCGGGGCGTCTGCGCCCCGTGCACACCTCGCTCAGCAGATCGCGCATGTAGTGAAACTGCGCGTCAATCGGCGTCTGCCCCCTGTACTTTTCGATCTTCGTGTAGTCTCTCACAGCCCAAGAACCTCCCTTACGGCAGTGCCGGCCTCTAAGGGATCGACAAACCTGCGCTTCGCCTCCGGCGTCAGCCCTTCGTGCTGGATGGGGTTCGTCGTGTCCGTCGGAGTCCTTTTCGACCACTCCTCCTTGTCCTTGCGCTCCACGTCGGCGATCAACCGGTCGAGGTAGAAGCGCGCCTTCTTCAGATCCTCCAAGCCGTTTTTCAGCGGCCAGCGCCACATGTACTTGAGCACCTGACCCGTCAGCCATGCGTGCATGGGGTCTGTCTGGCACGTCAGCGCCGCCGCGATGGCGTCAATGCACTCGATCCCGCCCGCCGTGTAGTGCGCGGGGTGGTTCACGTTGTCGTGCACCACCGTGCGCGCGTTGTCGCTGCTCGTCGCCTGCTCGGGCAGACTGCCGCACGGACCCTGAAACGCCTTGCGCATCTCTTTCAAAAGGCGCTCGTTGTCCTCCGCAGAAGTGGTGTTCGTTGTAATGCTGTCTCTATCGTTAACGCTGTTCATGTAGTATTTTTCCTGCCTTTCTCGCACTCCGTATCTTGGCATCGTTGCGGTAGGCGTACACGAGATCGCGCTCCTGCCGCGCCGCTTCATCCGTGCCGTTGATCTTTTCCTGTTTCTTCTTCCATGCAAGGTAGCGCTCGCATCCGCTGTGGCAGCCGACGCGCCGCTCCTCGCAGCCATAGCAGCTGCCCCGGCTCATCGTGGTTTTCCCTCCAAGTCGAGGCAGAGGTTGTTCTGAAAGTCGCAGCTCATGCAGACACTGGGCACTTGGACCCTCTTTCCGCCGACCGTCAGCGCCGCCGCGCCCCAGCCGAGGCGGATGAACCGCCCCAGCAGGTCGTAAAGGTCTCTCACATTACACGCGCTCTCCGCGGCCACGTTGCGCCGCTCGCCCTCGCGCAGCTCGGTCGGCGCAACCGGTTCTGCGGTGGGCTTGGCCGCGGGAGCGGGCGTGGGGCGTCTCACCGGCGCAGGCTTTCGCTTTACCGGCTTGGGCTTCTCCATCAGGCCCAGCTCGATCAGCTTTGCCTGCATGGCGCTGACGTTCACCGCGTTCAGCTCAGCAAGGATTCTCACTTGCGTGCTCCTGCCCTTCGCGTGCAGGTAGCTCCGGCGAATCTCCTCGTCGGTCATCACGAAGGCCCCTGTCATACGCGGCCCTCCTCCAATGCCTTCTCCGCCTCCTCGTGGGTGAGGAAAACGTAGTGACCAAAACGATCCAAATCGGGCAAAGTAAAGATGCCCCTTTTAATTTCCGGTTCACTTTTATCTGGGTAAAACGCAATCGGATAATGGATATAATATGTCGCGGTTCCAACCTTGCACGGCAGCACCACCAGCCGACCGTCCTTGTCGGCCTCGATAAGCTCCTTCAGCCGCTTGCGGTTGACGTGCTTGAGCTCCACCGCCATCAGCTGGCCGAGGAGCATCGCTCCGCGCGTGTCCAGCTGCTCCTCCTTGAGCTTCTTGACGCCCTCCGGCGTCAGCCCCGTCGCGCGGTAGGCATCTCGCTCTCGCAGCGCGTCCTCGACGTCGGCGCGCTTGAGTTGCCACTCGCACAGAATGCGGTCCTCCACCGTCTCGCGGAAGACCGCGGCTTTCTCGTCAATGGCGGCATAAAGACGGCCCATGACTACATTCGACCTCATCACTTTCTCCACGTCTTCGGCGTGCTTCTTCAGCCATTCGTCATCGGCGGGCTCGTCCACGGTAAACGGAACGGCGTTCTCCTTGCGGATCGTGTACGCCTTCGCCTCGTCCGCCGACCTCTCGCCGCGTGCCAGCTGCTTTTCAAAGTTCTGCCGTGCCTCTTCAATGTTCTCGTACCCGCAGCACCGGCACTTGCTGATATCGGTCTCCGGGTTCGCCTTAGACCACTTTTCAACGATAGCAACGATCTCTTCTGCTGGCCTTGCATGGGTATATTCCACGGTCGGCGCGCTTCCTGCCTCTTTTATCATCCTGTCGCGTGCCTTGATAAATTCCACAGCATCCATGCTCATTTTCATATTCCTCCAAAATATTTTTTGTAGTCTCGATCACTCCACGCCGTCCACACGCTGACGTAGCTGCCCTTTCGAGACGGGTCTTTCCTTGTCGCCGCGATACCGTGAGAGACGCGAGACAACGACACACCGCATAGCCGCGCAAGCTCGCTCGGCGAGTCCGCCACGCACACGGGGATCCCCGCGCGGCTGCGGTCGATCTTCATGTAAAGCTGCCGGTATCTCATCGCAGCGTCTCCTTCCTGATTCGGAAAAAGAACGCGCGGTTATACCACTTTTTGGCGTCCCTGTCGTAGCAGAAGTACAGTTGCCCAAACAGGTGTCTGTCTTGCATACCGAGCTTCCGCAGCGCGTACACGTTCTCTGGCTCCACCGGCTTGACAACGTGGCGCAGCAGCTGCCACACGATGAACGGCAGCATCAACACGACGATTATCAGCGCGCACCAAGGCTGGATGAACGCCATCGCCGCGAAGTCCAGATCATACTCGTCCGCGAGGAAGATCAGCAGCGACGCGGCGCAGTAGCACGTGAAAAATCCAATGAGAAACATTTTCATCCTTCACTGCCCTCCTCGCAAATATCTACAATGTGCTCGCACAGTAGTGGGGGGATAACGCTTCTATCCCTGCTGTTCTTTAGCCCCTGTGTTCCGCTGCGCGACCCGCGCGGGGCTGCCGCATGGCAGGGAGACCCGTTGTGGCACATGGGCCTGAACTTTGGGGCTGGGTGATTTGTCCAGATATCGGTGGGCTTCATCCGGCGCTGCTCAACGGGCTTGTCCGTCTCGTATTGGCAATAAGTAACGGTGTAGCGCGGGAGGCTCCGCATCCACGGCATCTTACGCATCCCGCCGCGCGGGTTCTCTATAAACCAATAGCGCGGGCGCAGCTCGTGGATAAGGTCGAGCACATGCTGGTCGACCTCGTCACAGAAACGGGCATACTCGCTGATTGGGTCCAGAGCTCCGGTCTCGGGATTTCTCCGCCTGTGGTGTGAAATTCCGGCAATGCTAAAGGTCGCGCAGTCTGGACTTGCCCAGATGACATCAGGCCGTCCGAAGCGTTCCAGTATGTCCTGCGCTGCCACGGTCATAATGTCCGCGTACAGGTCAATGCGTTCAAAGCGTTTATCCCACTCCACGGAGAACACCTCGTGTCCTCGCGCCTCAAACGCTTTCCCAATACTCCTTGTTCCCGCAAAAAGCTCTAAAACCTTCATCTTGCCCCTCCTCTCGTGTCGCCCAGCAGCTCGCCAACGGTGATGCCCAGCGCGTCGGCGATCAGCATGTAGGTCGCGATGCTGCCGTAGCGCTCACCGCGCTCGATCTTGTAGATCGCCTCGCGGCTCATCCCCGTAAGGCCCGCCAGCTCCGCCACGCTCGTCACGCGCGTCACGCGGGCAGTATGAACGCGCTCAGCTACTTCGTCCAGCGTCAGCATGACTTTTCCTCCCGATAGAACCACTCGTTGTAGGCAGCATAGCGGCGGTCGATCTGGCAGGTGTCGATCTCGAAGTTCGTCTCCGCCATCAGCTTCTGCCACAAGCGGCAGCTCTTGATCTCCGGGCAGCCGCAGCGGTACACGCAGTTCGGGACCAGCACGTCGGAGAGCTCCGGCTCCACCTTCCGCAGCGCCCGCTTGAAGTCCTCCGCATACTCGCGCGTCTCCGGCGATGCCTGACAGCACAGGCGTTTGCGCATCGTGTCGATCATCGCCTGCGCGTTCATCTCGCCCGTGAAGTCCACAGGCGCGTCCTGCGACTTTCCATCGCGCGGAACGCCGGTGCGGTCGCTGCGCTGGCTCGTCACCTTGCTCTCCCAGTGGTGCGTCTTCCAGTGCATTGCTACCCAGTATTTGATACCGCGCCACTTGAAGCGCACACTCAGGTCGCGGATCGGGCTGTGCTCGGCGATCAAAATGCCGCGCTTGAATTCTTCGCTCGGTTCATGCCCCAGAGGGGGCTTACTTACGGTCGACCGGCAGTCATCAACAACCTCCTGCCAGTCGCCCTTGATCTTCAAAATCAGGGTCTTCATGTTTCCTCCTTATTGATGTACCCTCGCAGCGCGTTCAGCAGCGCCTCCTGTGTCGCGTTTTTGCCTGCCATGACGGACATCACGCGCTCGTCGAGCGTGCCCTCGGCTACAAGGTGATGAATAATAACGGTTTCCTTCTGCCCCGGTCTCGGCAGTCGCGCGTTGGCCTGCTGGTAGAGCTCCAAGCTCCACGTCAGACCAAACCACACGATGATGTGGCCGCCGAACTGAAGGTTCAGCCCGTGCCCCGCGCTCGCGGGGTGGCAGAGCAGCATGGAGATTTCCCCGCGGTTCCACGCCTCGGCGTCTGCGACGCCGGAGAACACCGTCGCCCTGGGAAATTTCTCAAGGATGCGCTGCTTGTCGTGCTCGTAGGCGTAGAAGATCAGCAGATTGTTTCCCGCACTCGTGTCGGCGATCTCTTCGAGAGCATTGAGCTTGGCGTCGTGGATCGGGACCACGTTGCGCTCGTCGTCGTAGACCGCGCCGTTCGCCATCTGAAGGAGCTTACCGGCCAGCGTCGCCGCCATGTCTCCGCGGATGGCGGAGGTCATCTTGTGCAGCGCCTCGGGGTCGTTCACGTCCAGCTCGGCGTAGCCGTCCTTCTGCTTCAGCAGCGGAATGACCTTGTCGCGCTCAAACTTCTCGTACCGCCCCCGCGCCTCGCGATCCAGCTTCACGCGGATCGTGTTGTACACGGGCTCGGGCCAGTCGGGGTTTGCAATGGACAGGCACAGGTCGCGCAGCTCACGGTCAATCGTGGCCTTTGCCCCTGCGCGCAGTCTCCACTCGTAGACGATGTGTCCCTTGTGCGCGCCCATCGTGAAGTAGCGCGAGCGGTATTCGCTTACCGTGCGCCCGAGGTGGCGGCCCCCGTCCAGCAGGTACACCTGCGGCCAGAGGTCCAGATATCCGTTCGGCGCGGGCGTGCCTGTCAGTCCGATCACATATCGCACCTTCTGGATTGCCTTCTTGATGCTGCGCCAGCGCTTCGTGCTCTGGCTTTTGAAGCTGGAGAGTTCGTCGATGATGACCATGTCATACGGCAGCACGCCCTCCAGCTCATCCATGAGCCACACAAGGTTGTCCCTCCCGATGATGTACAGATTAGCGGGCTTATGTAACGCTGCGCGCCTTTGTGCGGCAGTTCCGGCCATCAGTGAGGTGCGGATGCCTCGCGTATGCTCCCACTTCGCGCACTCCTGAGACCACACGGTCTCCGCCACGTTCTTCGGCGCGATCACAAGGCAGGTGCGCACCGTGAACTCGTCCCACAGCCTCTCCGTCAGCACCGTCAGGGCCGTAACGGTCTTGCCGAGGCCCATGCCCAAGAAGAGACCGCAGTGCTCGTGCGTAAGGCAGAAGTCATACGCCTGCTTCTGATGCGGGTACGGTTTGTAGGCCGTCGCCATCACGCAGCGCCTCCTTCCTTGCCCGCTTTGCCTCCTTGATCTCCTCCCGGCGACGCCAGTAGGGGTGATCCTTCCGCGGGGCGAAGCGCTTGCACTGCTTCTCTAAGCACTTGCGGTTCTGCATCTGCTTCTTGCTCATGCAGCACTTGTGCAGCGCGCAGTAGCCGATGATGTTATCGCCCGACGCCCCGAGATCGCAAGTCAGGCGGCGTTTGCGCCGCTTCTTCCCCATTTTCATGACTCACTCCGTCAGGTACGCCGCTGCGTGCTGCACGCCAAAGACGCGGGCGGCCTCGTGGTCGGCGATAAAAACGTCAATGCGATTGCCGTTGATGCCGCTGCCGCAGTCCTCGGCGATGTACTCGTGCTGCGTGCCGTCGGGCCAGATCAGCAGCACCTTCGACCCATACGGGACGACGCTCGGATCAACCGCAATCGTGCGCCCTTCCGTCGCAAGCGTTCCCGTGGCGGTGTAGCCGTTCGACCACTGGCCGCAGCAGATCGGGCACGCGCAGTAGGCGGTCAGCGTGTACTCGCCGAGGTAGACGTCCGTGCACGTGGCCTCCTCCGTCGCCGGAATGTCCCACGCGGGGTCGTAGGCGGTCTCGACGATCTGCGGCGCCTCCGGCTCAATGACCCTCGCCTGCGCCTCGGGTACGGGCGCGAGGAAAGCGAGCAGAAAAGAGAAGATCGCAAGGATAAAGAGGATCAGCGCCAACGTATTGAGGAAGCTCAGCAGCTTGTCGCGTTTTCTTTCTTCTCGTGTTTTCATCTTGTCCTCCTCAGTCTTTGAAGTAGTAGGGGCCGTCGTAGCCGTCCGCGTTCAGCGGAAGACCTTCAGCCCACGGAATGTCGGGGCACATCGCCTCGCACATTTGCTCGACGGTCTTCCCGCCGATGGGTTCGGTGCAGATGCACTCGTCGTGCACGTGGGCTCGGATGTCCCAACCCTTCTCCGTCAGCGAGAACATGGCCTCCCGCAGCACGTCGCGCGCCGTGGCCTGCACACAGTTGTGGGCGACAATCGGGCCGCTCTCACCGAGCACGACGTAGCGGTGGCGCGGGCCGCAGTTCATCACGTCGTAAACCGGCGTGCCGTGTCCGGCTCTTCGAGTAGTCGCTCGGACGGACAGCCGTGGTTCAGCCGGTACAGGAGCGTGGTGTATTTGATGCCCGATAGCTCCGAGAGACTTTTCACCGTCACGGTCTGCCCAAGGTACGTTGTAGTTCGCGTGTTCCGTTTGTTTCGACAGTTTACTTTGCGCGTTACCCAGCGGCAGTTCTCTGGGGAGTAACCCTTTTCGTTTTCCTTCCGGTCTATGTCCAGCCCGGGCCGATACGTCGGCCCCATGTCGTTCCAGAAGGCGGCGAAGTCGTGCAGCCATCTCTCGCAGACCGTGATACCGCGGCCCCCGTAGTTCTTCCACGCTGGATGCGTCGGCTCTGTGCACCGCTGAATCATTGAGTGCCACACGCCGTAGGCGGGGTACTTTGTCATCCCGTGTTTTTGCAGGGCTTGTGAGATCAGCTCGGCCTTCTTGCATCCGCAAGACACCGCCAGCCCGCGTCTCTGCCGTCGAAGAAGGTCTCGAATGTCCATTTCCTTCGTCGCGCCACAGACGCATTGCACGAGCCACTTTCTCCGTCCGTGTGAGTCGCGGGTCTCCCCCGGTCCCATAACCTTCAGGAAGCTGTATTGGTAGCCGCTCCAGTCCGTCGCAATCTTTGGCATCTTTCCATCCCTCCGTTGTGAGAATTTTGTGGTCCTCTGTCACAAGAAGACCATCCAATCTACACAGTATCTTTTCGGAGTGCTAACATTCACTGCCATCATTTTCTACCCATTCCACGCCGTCCCACACGAGATCATCGGGGGTGACTTCCTCGATAGGCGTCCAGCCCCGCGCCGTCAGGACAGGGGTTCCGGCGGCCCAACAGTTTTCCGTCAGCTTTCCGCCCCACGTCTCCACGCGTTCCCAGCGCTTGGTCATCTGGTTCACGCCCATGTAGGTCAGGCTCTTGCGGCCGGGGTGGAACTTGGTCTCTTCGTACTTCGCCCCGTAGTAGGCAAGGCGTCTGCCGCTCGGCAGCGTCATCCACAGAATGCCGCTCTCGAAGTCGAAGCGAACGTTGCCCAGCGTCGACGTGGTCGTCGCTCTTCGGGCCACGCAGCGGATCGCCGCCTTCTCCAATGCGCGCCACAGCTCCACGATCTTCGGCGAGCTCTCGCGCCACAGGTCCACGGTCTCCTGCATTTCCTCGTCCGACATGCCCATCTTGTCCGCGCCGAAGGCTTTCAGCGCATTCACGCCGCCCCCATAACCGAGGGCCAGCTCAGCGACCTTGCCCTTCTGCCGCAGCTCTCCGTTGATGCCGTGCTTCACGACGGGCACGTGGAACATCTGGCTCGCCGACGCGCAGTAGATGTCGCCGCCGTCGCGGAAGGTCTGGAGCCTCCACTCCTCTCCCGCGAACCACGCCGTCACGCGCGCTTCGATGGCGCTGAAGTCCGCCACCACAATGCGTTGACCCTCTTCGGGGATGATCGCCGTGCGCACCAGTTCGCTCAGGACGCCCGATACGCTGTCGTATAGTGCGTTCAGGGCGCTGTAGTGCCCGCCCCTCACCAGCTCGCGCATCCCGGCGAGCGATGGGCTGTAGTTCTTGCTCATGTTCTGGAACTGCACAAGGCGACCGGCGAAGCGTCCCGTGCGGTTCGCGCCGTAAAACTGGAAGCAGCCCTTGCTGTGCTCGTCGCTGCACATGGAACGCAGCATCGCCTGATACTTGGCCGTTGAGCTCTTGCTCAGCTCGCCGCGCAGGGCCATGAACTCGCGGGCATCCTCGCTCTGGAGCTGCGACACCACGTCGGCGATGACCTTCTTGTTGAGCGAGGGGAAGCTCTTCCCCTCCTGATCGGCAAGCCAGTTCTTCACCTGACTGACCGACTTCGGGTTCTCAAGGCCCGTCAGGGCGACGGCTTTCGCCGTCAGTTCTTCCTTGTAGCGCTCGTCCATTGCAACCGCGTTGATGGCGAGTTGCCGGTCAATGCGCACGCCCTTTTCGTTGATGCGCTGGTCGAGGGCCCAGAAGCGGCGCTCGTCCTCGTTCGGTAGCCATTGCTCCAGCATGTGGAAGATCGTGCGCTCCGCCTCGGTATCGCGCGTGCAGTAGTCGCGGAAGGTCTTCCACCGCTCCGGCGCGTGCTCGGGGAAGTTGCGCTCGCGCCCGCCGTTAGTCTTCGTCGGCTTACACGGGCAGCAGAAGTAGCGGATCAGGGCTTTGCCCTCCTTCATCTTTGCCTGTTCCTCTGGTAGGCCCAATGCCTTGCCAGCCGCGTCGAGGCTCATCGGCAGGCCGCACTGCGCCGCGACGTGCATCACGTCCAGCCACTGCTCGGGCGGCGTGTACTTGCCGAGCGCCGTGTAGATCACATTGCGCTCGAAAGCGCAGTTCCACGCGATCTTTGTAATTGCCGGGTCGTATAGGGCGGCGAGAAATTCCTCCGGCCACTCTTCATCATGTGTAAAGTCGACCAGCTTGACAGGGTCGTCGTTCATCGCATAGGAAAGAAGCAGCGGCTCAAAGGACGGATCGTCCATGTAGCGATAGCTTCCGCACTTTCCGATGTCTACGGTGCTGAAGGTCTCAAAGTCCATCAGCAGAAAAGGAAATTTCGTCATCGCAGCGCCTCCCGCAGCGACAGCTCATCCTCCTCGACCTGCTGCTCAAGGTACTCAACAGTGTCTTCGAGCTCTTTGATCTTGGCGTCCGCGCCTTCGGTTGCCTGCCGGAAGAATTGCACGGCGTCTCCGCCGATTCTCTCGCGCAGCACATCCTCGAAGTCGCGCATGGAGAACAGCGTCCGCGGCTTGCCCATCGTCACGAGGACGTAGGGAAATTCTATGTAGTCCATACTTTCCTCCTTAAAAAATGACCCCCGGAGCAGTTGCCCCGCTCCGGGGGATAGGTCCTGCCGCTTTAGTCGAGGAAGGAGCCGCTTGCCATGTCACCGAAGTCGGCGTCAGCGCTGCGGCCGCCGCCGAGGCGATCATCGTCGCGCGTCTTGATGAGGTTGTTCAGGCCAGCCGCGACGCCCACATTGCCGCTCACGCTGTAGGGGAAGAAGTTCACGACCACCGCGCCCCAGCAGCCGGAGTAGAAGTCGTCGCTGTCCAGCGCCTCGCTCATTACGCCGTTCTCCAGCACGCGCACACCGGGCTTTTGGGTGGAGCTTGCGTTCATAAACCACATACCCTCGTAGTTGGGGTCGTCGGGGAACTCGTCGTCACCGTCACGCAGCGGGAGGTGCAGCTTTGCTGCGGAGGGCAGCTTACCGTTCCACTTGCTCTGCACGCCTGCCTGCTTGGCGGCCTCCACGGCGGCGTCGATGAGCTTCTTCGCCTGCGCATCGGCCTTGGGAATCAGCAGGCACACGGAATACTTGCCGTCGCTGCCGTCGTCGTTCTTGCGCTTGGCGAAAACGTTTGCGTAAGAAAAGCGGACCTCGCCGAGACGGACGGAGGTAGCGGTGATAGCCTTGTTGTAGTTAGCCATGATGTATGTATCCTTTCCTTATTAAATATCGTTGTTGGTTTCGGCCATGTCGCTGAAGGCGGCATCGGCACTGTTGTACTCCGGGCGGGGATCGCTCTCCGGCACAAGCTGGAGGCGTCCCTCACCCTGTCTGACAAGGCCGCTGAGCAGCGCGCGGAAGGCTTTTGTTCCGACGGTTTTTTCAATCACACCCACGGATTTCAGCTTCGTTTCCTCGAACTGCTCGGGGCCGTAGCCATGCCTGAGAAGCTGCGCGCGGACCTCTTCATCGTCCGTCCACGCGCGGTTGGGGCGCTTTCCGCGCACCAGCTTGTAGCCGCGGATGGAGTCGCCGTGCAGCGCGCGGTCTTCGGTGTAGCTGCGGATGTCCTTGATCCACTCTTCGGCCAGCGGCAGCCGCGGGAGGATGTCGGCGATCTGCTGGTCGCTCAGCTCCCCACTGCCCGCAAGGCCGTAGTCAAAGACCTTCAGCGCCTCCGCCGCGCGGGCGGCACAGACGGCCTTCGCCGCGCAGAAGCGGCAGTGTTCGCCGGGGACGAACTCGCCCTTGCCCTCGTAGGCCAGTTCCGCTGCGGGCCGGACTGTGTTTTGCGCCCACAGCTCCAGCAGCTCGCAGTCGCACATCTCGTGGCTCACGCTGTTCAGGTGCGGCTGCACGATGTAATACGTGACACAGTCGAAGTCATAGAGCACGCTGAAGCGCTTCATCGCGCCGAGGGCGTAGAGACGCAGCTGTGGATTACCCGCCGCGCTTACCGGCACGCCCGTACCGTTCTTGTAGTCCACGATGATGAGCTCATCGTCGTTCACGAGCACGCAGTCTGCTGTGCCGAAGCCTTCCGGAGCCCAGAATGAGTAGTCCACGCGCTGCTCAAGGAAAAGCGCGCTGCCGGGGTGCTCCTCGCACAGCTGCATCACCACGTCGCAGTAGGTGTCCGTGGCGGCCTCCATGTCCTCGGGGATGTCGCCCAGCTCAGTGCGCAGGGCTTTGTAACGGTTCGCGTTGATGCCGGGGTATGCGGCTCGCGCCTCTTTGCTCATCTGCCCGTGCTTGGCAGCGGTCATCTTGTCCGCGCGCCACACGGCGTGGCGGATCTTCAGCTCGCCCAGCGCATGGGCCTTTGTGCCTTCCGCCGCGTAGACGGATTCCTGCCTGCCGAAGCGCTCCGTCAGCCGCTCACTGAGCCGCGCCGACGGTGTGCACACGAGCCAGCGGTGGGCGCTGCTTGCGCCAAGGACGGCGTGGCTTACTGGCGGCATCTCACGGCCTCCTCTACCTTGTCAAGCAGCTCGCCGTAGCGCTCCGCTGGGATCTGGGAGAGCTTGCTGAAGCCCATCTCCGCCATCGCGCGCTGGACCACGTTGGGGTGAGAAAGCGAGATCGGGGTTAGGCGATTGACCATGTCCTCCTTCGTCAGCTGCGGCGCATCGTTGGTAGCCGGGGCGGCAGCCTCCTTCTTTGCTTCGGGCTTCGTCTGCTCAGCCTCGGGCTCCTGCGCGGGCGCAGGGTCGCAGGCGTCCGTGCGTTCTTCGGGCTTCGGCTGCTCGGTCTCGGTCTCAGGCCCGACCCCTTCGCCGCACAGCTGTCCGTCAATGCTGGCCATGACGATCTCGCTTCGCACATACATACAGCGGTGGGAATTGTCGAGGCAGGTTCCGAACGCCGGGTCCGTCGGCTCCAGCTTCCGCAGCAGCTCGTAGGCCCGCTCCTCTCGGTCCAGCAGGATTTGCAGCTTTTCCTCATTTGTCATTGGTTACTTCTCCTTTCAGATGGTTGGGTATTTATCGTCAGGCGCGTTGCGCCGTCAGACCGTTTGGTTGCCTCCCTCGATGCGTTCGACCTCTGACGCGCTGATGCGCGTCGCGCGGCCAATGCGGAAGGTCTTGATCTCGCCGCGGCGTACCATTTTGTAGATCAGGTCTACGCTGCACGCCCATCGCTCGGCGAGCGCCTGATAGGTGTAGGCGCTGTGCTCGCTCATCGCTCGTCACCCTCCTCGACCTGCACCATGTATTCCGCTTGCAGCAGGATGTCAGAGACGATCTGCCGCGCGGAGAGCCCGCTGCGGAGCTGGAGCCGTTGCAGCACGCTCAGTGCCTCGGGTGTCAGCTTCACCGTGTCGCAGTTGATCTGCTTCAGGGTCGTGTTTGCCTTGAGAATGATCCTTGCCATGTCCATGTCCTCCTGTTTTTAATGTTGTTCGTTCTCAGCTCATCCCTCGCCTTGTGGTGTAGGCTTTGCGGTCAGCCATAGTCGTCGCTCTCCAGTTTCATTTATTTCCTCCATTTTCATTTTGTAGACTTTTTGCCTACTCAGCAGGCAAAAAAAATCGACACCCGTTCGTCTTCCGTCAGGCTGAGAAGGTCGTACAAAACCTGAATTTCGCTGGCCCGAAATTCACTGCGATTGTTGATCTTATTCAAAAGCCCCTGATAGGTAATTCCAATCTTCTCGGCGATAAACTGAAGTTTATAACCGGACTGGTCGATCTTCTCGCGCAACAGCTCCGTGTTGGTCATGTGGCAGTCGCCCCTTTCTTCAAAATCGGTAGGCATTTCGCCTACATTCGCATGCTACCACAGCGTAGAATAAATGTCAACATCTATTTTGGAAAATCTAAAAAAATGTTGACATGTCGCCAACACTGCCTTATAATTGGTGGCAGAAAGGGGGTTGTTCACTTGCCCACAGTTGGAAGTAGAATCCGCAGCCGTCGGGAAGAACTCGGCTTATCCCAAGATGAGCTTGGTAAAAGATTAGGCTATAAATCTCGGTCCTCAATAAATAAGATTGAACTCGATCAGCGTAACCTTACGCAATCTAAAATCAAAGCCATTGCTGATGCATTAGATACCACGCCCGCGTACATCATGGGCTGGGAAGATGAGGAGGATTCCGTTGACACGAAGCAGATGACCTCAACGCCGAGCCTGTCCGACCGCGCCTTACGCGTCGGCTGCATGTATGATATCGCGACCCCGCGCGATAAGAAATTTGTCGACCTGACGCTTGAGCCATATGAGGATCAGGTTCAGATCCCCACGCAGGCGATACCTATTAAAAAGACATCCGCGTCTGCGCAAACGCTCGCATGCCCGAAGATCAAGCAGCGCTCGGACGGCTTCTGCGAGATCACGGTTTATGAAGATCAGCTCCCCGCTGCTGGACCAAGTTCCTATTTTGATGCGCCGCGCAGCCACATTGAGCAGTACCCGCAGGGCGTCATTCCGCGCGGAGCGACCTTTGCCGTACCTATCTCCGGCAACAGCATGGAGCCAGAGTTCAAGAACGGCGCAACGGTGTTCGTCCAGTCCGCGCCGCGCGTTGAGAATGGAGAGGTCGGCCTGTTCTCCCTGAATGGCGAGCCCTACATAAAGCAGCTCGTGGTCGACGAAGCGCGCCACGAGGTACGACTGCACTCCCTGAACCCGGCCTATCAGGATATCGAAATTCACGAGGGCGACTACCTCTACACCTTTGGCCGCGTCCTCGGGAGCTATTCAGTGTAAGGAGGTGAAGAGTATGCTGCGCACAAAAATGCGCTCCGAAATGACGCCGAAGGAACGACTCGCCCATTGGGCGCTTGACACAGTAAAATTCATTACGTTGCTTGCGTCGTTTCCCTTCACTCTCGCCGCGTATGCGTGGCCCATGGTCGTGGGCGCGGTGATTGCGCATCAGCTAAGATCGCGCGGCGGGGAGATATTGGTCGGTTTCTTTGTCTTTGTGCTGTTCAATCGGAAGCTCTGCCAGCCTGCGGGTGAGTGGGTCATTGAGCACGTCGGTGATTTTCACGCGTGGCTTGACCGGTTTGACCCCGCAATCTGCTCTGACGATGATCCGGCAGAGTCAGAGACGCCTCCCGCGCCTGCGAGCACATTGGAAAAATATCTTGCTACCGCCCGGGAACAGCAGGCGTGGGCGAATCGTGAAAAAGAAAAACCCCCGGCGCGTGAAAAAGAAGAGCAGGCGGCACACGAGAAGGCAATGCGGGAGGAGCGCGAGCGCGCGGCCAAGTGGATCACGGACAACATGGATGCGATCAAGGCGGTCGCGCAAAGTACCGAAAAGCGCGACGAGGCAAAGCAGAAGCGCACACGGATCATTGTCATTGTACTCGCTGCTGTACTCGTCGTCCTGCTCCTCGCCATCTTCGATAGAAACCTACTTTTGGACGTAATGGTATACGCCGGAATGATTTTCTTCTATGCCTTATTTTTCGCCGCTTACGGTAGCCCGATATTTTACTTCTGCCTGTTTGTCGTCTTTAGGAAGATGCGCAATTTCAAGCTCGCAGTTCTTCTGTCCATCCTTGCCGCCGTAGGCGTCGTGCTCACCGTGATGTACCTTACGAAAGATTCGCCCACCGCGGAGGACAGACCGCTGCGCTACGGTGAGTATCCAGGTCTCATAGGCTTTTAGTGGCATGGCGAAGTGGTAAGGAAAGAAACTACAAAGGAAGAAAGAATAAATAAGAAAGAACGAAAGTTTGACAAGGTGTCCGTGGTTCGTATAATGGGGCTCACAAAAACCGAACGAGGAGGTTTGTATGAGCTACATCGGTAAGTGCTGCTACCACAGCACAGTGGACAAATTGCTTGCCCTCGGCGAAACCGAGTGGGAACGCACGATGACCTCGCGCTTCAAGCGGGTGTCGCCCTTCCCTCTCAAGCCCGAGCAGTCGAGGGCGTGGTGGAACTGCTACGCGGCCCTCGCGTCAGCTTTTCGTGATCTCCCTGCGGAGTATGGGAAGCTCCAGATCGTATTCGAGTATGTACTCCCACAGCGCAGGCCGGACGACTGTGCGGCAGATGAGGACACCGGCGTCCGTGCGGATGTGGTGTTACTCAGCAAGGACACCGTGCTGGTCCTCGAATTTAAGGATCGCGACGCCCTCTACCCCGGTTGCGAGCGGCAGGCCAGAAAGTACGCTCGCCGTCTCCGGCGCTGGCACACCGGCTCTGTTGGGATGCGCCGGAAGACCGCGGTCGTCCTCACCCAGTCCCCGCCTCTGCACGAAAAGAGGTATCGCCTCACCGCCTGCTCGCCCGGTGAGCTCTCCGGCGTGATCGGCGAGGTGTTCCCGCTGCCGCTCAGGCGAATGCCCGCCGCGGGCGTTCGTAATTGGATGGCCGCACCGTGGGCCGTCGCGGCGAAATATAAGAGGCCGCCATCTGACGACCTCGTTGCCCAAAAAGAATAAAAAAAAATGACCGCCCCGGCGCTACCAACACCGAAGCGGTCTGCAAAAAAGTCAGCACTCTAACAAAAAGTACCCAACCATCTGAAAGGAGCAGACTCTTGCTCCTCCATTTTACCCGAGCTGTTATGAAAAATCAAGGAGGAATTATGATACCCAAGAAGAAAGCAAGTCCCAAAGTATTCGCAACACACGTCACAACCCCCGCGGGTGAGCGCGTGTATGTGCGGGCCAAGTCAAAGGAGGAATTGGAAGAAAAAGTATTAGAGGCGAAGCTCCAGCTCCGCGCAGGCGTGGACATCACGCAGGACATCACCTTTGCCGACTACGCCCAAACGTGGCTCAAGGCATACAAGGCAGGGAAGATCCGCCCCAGCAGCTACGCGAGCATCGAGACGAATCTCCGTGTTCACGTTCTCCCCTATTTCAGCGACCGCAAGCTCCGCGAGGTGAAGCCCATCCACATCCAGCTCTTCATCACGAGCCTCGGCGACTACAGCAAGAGCTTGCAGGACAAGTGTATCCGCATCGTCAAGAGTATCTTCACATCCGCCGTGGACAACGGCCTTGTCCCCCGCAGCCCCGTCAGCTCGAACGACCGCTCGAAAGCGCCCGGGCCGAAGGAAGAGGAGCCCCTCACCGACGCGCAGGCTGTCGCCCTGCTCGACGCCGTCGAGGGTACACGCGCCTATCTCTTCTGCCTGCTCGCCCTGTCCACGGGTATGCGCCGCGGCGAGATCGTTGGCCTCATGTGGGAGGACATCGACTTCGAGGACAACGTCATCCGCGTCACGCACAATAAGTCGTTCCTCCCCAACAGAACCGACGCCCCCGTGACGGAGCTTCTGAAGACAGAGGCCGCGCGCAGAGTTCTGCCCATGGGCAGCCTTCTCAGGGCGCGCCTGCTGCTCGAGCGCGAGGCGAGCGCCTCCCCGTTCGTCATCTACATGCAGAACGGCCAGAGCCTCACGAAGAGCGCCTACCGTGCCCTGTGGCGAAATGTAGAGCGCCGCACCGTTGGTTCCGGCGACATTCCCCGCGAGCTCGGCGCGACCTATGGCGGCGTAAAGGTCACGCTCGACTTCAAGACGCATCCGCACCAGCTGCGCCACACCTATATCACGAAGCTCTTTGAAGATGGCCTCGACCTCAAGCAGGTCCAGTACCTTGCCGGTCACTCCAAGCCTGAGATGACCCTCCGCATCTACACGCACTTCCGGCAGAAGCAGCGCGCCGCCGAAACCCACGCGCAGGTCTGCGCGGCGGTGGGCTACCTTGCGGGAGGAGGTGCGGCAGGATGAAGAAGTTCTTCGATAAGCTGCGCCGCTGGCTGATCCGCCGCCTCGGCGGATGCCCCGGTGTGTTTCAGCCGCCGGTCGTCCATCTGGATACCCGGCGCATCGAGAAGATCGAGGTAGCGTCTGTTATGCAGCATTGGCAGCTCGCTCTCGACTACCAGGGCATAAGGAGCGTAAGGGAGGTTGCGCAGGGGCGGATTGCCCTCGCCATCGCGCAGGAACTCATAAAGCGCGAGCTCGTCATACTCCGGGAGGACGTCTACTCGCCGATGCGCGACGCCATGACACTGCGAGCGACACTGTTTGTCGCAGAGCCCAGCGCCGACGATTTGCCCCCGGACCTCGGCTTCGTGACAGGAGGTGACAGCAATGTTTGACCTGAAACCCTGCCCCTTCTGCGGCGGCAAATCCCGGCTGTTTGTAAATGGCGGGGTAAGAGTAGTTTGCACAAGATGCTATGTGAGCACAATGGTGCTGAAAGACAAGTTGGAATACGACTCCGGCGCCGTAGAATCGTCGGTCAAAACGTGGAACAGGAGGGCCGGGGATGAACGTGTGTGAGTACTGCCATGAGGACAGGGGCGGATACATTACGCACTTGAACCGTGAGGGAATCGGGAGTGCGCACATAACGCAGTCTCACCCCATTAACGGCGGCTGGAAGCTATGTGTCAGCTCCGGCAAGCAGGTGCGCATGACGATCAAGATCAAGTTTTGCCCGATTTGCGGGCGTAGATTGGAGGACTGAAGATGGCTGAACTGAAACCCTGCCCGTTCTGTGGCTGCGACAGAATTGCGGTGCGGTATTTATGCCTTAGACCCTATGTCATTTGCATGAGATGTCACGCACAAATCCCTTGCTATAATAACTACGCAAAGGCGAAAGAAGCATGGAACAGGAGGGCGGGCAATGACACTAACTGAGATGTTTACAATTTGTGATTCGTGCGTATATGCGCCATGTCTTTGCGGGAATGAACCTGAGAACTGCGTGGCGTATGCGAGGAGGACTTCTGACAATGGCTGAGTACATTGACAAGGCAGTAGCATTATCAATGCACGAACCGCCTAAATCAAATAGACATTATCAAACCGACAACCTTGATGATGCATATGGGCAAGGCTGGGACGATGCACTTTGTTCCATTGAGCGCATTCCCGCCGCCGACGTGGCCCCGGTAGTGCGCACCCGCTGGGCGCATCTTGGCGGGGATGAGTGGTGCTGCCCTGTGTGCGGCTTTGTCCTTACCACTGAAGGCAGTTGGGACAAGCCTACCAAAAAATACTGCGAGGATTGCGGGGCCAAGATGGACGGAGGTGCTGAAAATGGCTGATAAAAGTATGACTGCCGCCGAAGAAGAACGCTTTCTTCTATGGGGAGGTGTAGATAATGACAAAACTCGAATATGACAGTTTGCAGAGGGCGTTATCTGCCCTACTTGATGAAGAGCGGCTATATCGCAAGCGTTTAAGCGGTCGTGAACAAGACGGTTATAAGATGGCTGTTCGAGCTTGTAAAAGCGTACTTTCCAGCTTTAATCCAAACAGAAAAGACAAAGGAGGTGACAGCGATGTATGAATCGCCAATTAAAGTATTCCAAGGCGAGCTGGAAACGCAGCTTGAGGGCGAAATTCTCAAGGCCGTGCATCGGGTAGGCGTCACCGTTGATAGGGATGAGCTGATCCGGGCGCTCCGCTATGACCGCGAGCAGTATCAGAAGGGCTTCGACGACGCGAAGAGGGACGCCGTGGTCGTGACGCGGTGCGAGGACTGTGTACATTGGGATGATGACCCTGATACTTATGGGGCAGATGACGGCCCGAAAGGCAAATGTATGAAATCATTTGAAACGATGTGCGCAGACGATTTTTGCAGTTACGGCGCGCCGAAGGAAACCACTCAATCCCTTCGCCCGTGACCGCCAGAGGTCGCTGGCGCAGGCCATTTCGGAGTAGCGCCATTTAGTTGACATAACGCTTTCAGCAGCCTGCAACTTTTTTGCAACTTTTCGCAACCAGCGGGGTCGAGTTAGAGCCAGTTTGAGCAACCTTTGTGCAACCTGACTTTTTCCATGAAAAATTTTCATGCCGAAAAAGTTAGAAAAACACCCCGAAACCATAAGATTTCGAGGTGTTTTCCGCGCACATGTGGTGGAGATAAGCGGGATCGAACCGCTGACCTCTTGACTGCCAGTCAAGCGCTCTCCCAGCTGAGCTATACCCCCATGCCGTTTTGTTTTTACCGTTCCGTTCGGCTCGGAACAAGTGATAATATAGCACAGAGAGTAGAACCTGTCAACACTTTTTTGAAGAAATCTTTGCTTTTTTGAAAGGTTCTCCTTTCACTAGAGCATTTTCCCCGATTTGAGAGGCTTTCTCCTTGGTCTCCGGATGCCGCCAAAGCCTCTTTCTCCCGTCAGATGCCAAGGGGGTGTGACCGCATGGATCAGGAGCCCGGTTGAAGCGGTAAACAACCCCCGCACTAATTGAATAAGAAATTACTCAGCGCACCCCTTATATGGGGGTATAGCTCAGCTGGAAGCGCGGTCAAAGCGGTACCCCCCTCTAATTTTGCTTAGCGCGTCAAAGCCGCAAAAAAGCAGGGCCCTTCCGCGCTCAAAAAAGGCCCTGCTTTTCTTTTTACCCTCTCGCAAACACTGTGTAGCGTCCGCTCGGCGCGTCGAAGAAGTTTTCGCCTGCGACGGATTTGACGTGCAGGCCGTCGCTGCCGCGCAGCAGCGTGAACGCACCGTAGCGCACCGTGCCCGCATTCTCGTTCAAGTGATAGCCAAAGACCATGCCCTCGCCGTTCGTGCCGAGGTAGTTGAGCTGGCCGGTGTACTCAAAGTAAATCCCGACCTCGCTGTTGATGTCCTGCACCGTGAGGCCGCCGCCATCGGTCAGCGTCAGGATATAGTCGCTGTCGTAACTGCCCTGCTCGGCGGTGTCGTGCGTCACGGTCGCCGTCCACTCGCCGAGAAATTCCGACGGGATCGTGTAGTCCGCGTCGCTGACCGCGCCGGAGAGGTCGTGTTTCTCCCCTGATGCGTCGACGGCGAACACCGTCTGATACGTGCCGTAGTCCTCCTCGACCTCGCCGGACTCGAACGAAACAATGCCCTTCACGCCGCCGAGCGGTCCGCCGTCGCAGAGGAAGCCCGCCGTCAGGCCCTCGAGCAGGTTCACGTACTCCACCGTGCCCTCGCTCGTCAGCAGGAAGATGTACGGGAAGTACCCCTGCCCCACCGAGCCGACGAACACATCCGTGTAGTCGGAATACAGGCCTTCCACGGGGTAGATGGTCTCGTAGTCAAAGCGGAAATTCTCCGCGTACCACGCGGAGTCCGCCGTCTTTTCAAAGCTGACGGTCAAATTGCCGCCCGAGAGCGCGGCCTTGACAAAGCTGTCCTGCGCCGTCTTCTCGACCGTCTCGCGCGCGGAGAGGTCGAGCGCGAGGTCAGCGTCGTAGCTCTCCGCCCCGGCAAACGAGCCGACGGGCACGATCATATGCAGCACGCCGCCGTCGAGATAGAGCCGCATCTCCGCGTTGATGTTCTCGTCCGAGAGCGTCCACGCGCGGCGCTCGGCGTAGGACGCGATGAAGTCCGCGCCGCCCATGCTGCCGCTGAGCGCGTCGCGGTACGTCTCATCAAAGTAGTTTGCCGCGGTGCGGCGCGCCGCCGTGATGAAGTCCTGCGTTGAAAGCTCGCAGCGCGCCAGCAGGTCCTCGCTCATGAGGCGTTTGCCGCCGAAAAAGTCGTAGCTGTAGGTCTCCGTCGTGCTCGTGTCGCCGTCCATCTCCGCGCGCACCACAAGGCAGAGCAGGCTGTCGTTCCAGTAGCTCGTCCACGTGACGGAAAGGCATGTGAGCGAAACGCGGGAGGCCATCATGTTCTTCTGCTCCTGCACGAGCGCGCCGAATTGATCGGCGATCTCGTCGTTCAGCGCGGCGGCGACCGCCGTTTCCGACACGATTCTTGGCACATGGTAGCTGTATGCGAGCGTGTTGTTCTCGGCGTCCGTGTACTCGCCCTCCTCGCTGTAAAGCTCGGCAATGAGCGACTCGTCGTAGCCGGACGGG